GTGAATGAAGAGTTAATGAAAGCACAGCTAAAACTTGTTGAGTTGAATGAGTGGTTAATGCTTATTAAATCAGCCGAGTTAGATCATTCTTATTTAACAGGTGATATAGAAAAGGTTAATCATGAATTAGAAATAATACTTGAACGATTTAGACCATAAAAAAAAGCCCTCAAATATGAGGGCTTTTTTTTAATTACTTTTTGTTGGCTCATAATCTTTAAATCTAATGATTTCATCGCCAGCCAACTCATTGAATCTGAGCATTCGTGTTTTTAAGGGTTCAATCTCATTATGATAAAAAGCATCTGTTGCAGATTTAATGTCACCAAAGCCACCAGCATTACTTGGGACGATGCCCATTAACTGTGGTGGAATTCTAAGTGAAGCTAAAACATCCTCACGGGTAATGGATTTGATATTGGTGAAGTCATCCTTTGCAGCAATCTCAGATGTTGGAATGACTTGGATACCATCCTTTTTACCATTAGGGCTGTAATAAAAAAGATTACGGAAGTTGCCTGGTCCTTTACTTTCTTTTAGTGCTTGCCTGAGTGCTGTAATATCATTCGGATCTGAAGCTGGATCATTAACATATAAAATGAAACCAGCATGTGAACCATTGTTGTAATATTTGCGTCGAAACAGAGTTGCAGACTCATTTAACCAAGCACTCTGCAAAGCAGATATATATTCTGGTGTACCATAGATTTCTTGATCGATGTCTGTTTCACGGACTTGTAAAATTCGATCTGCAGGGAATTCATATTCTTCATACCCCTTTTTGCCATGATTTAAATAGAAGTACTGGCCATGTTCTCCGCCAGCCCGTGTGTATTTTGCCAAAGCTGGTTTATATTCAATCGTATTTTTGAGTCGTGATTTTACATCTTCCATGTATGCATTTCCGCACCATACATAGTCCAATGCCAATTGCTCAAAAGACATTTGGCTTAAACGTGGATGAGGTATGAATAGTTTCGCTAAAAAGTTTCTTTTTAGACAAATCCCGCTGCTCAGATATGGAGTAGATTTCCAACTCTTCGATAAACCCACCAAACTGACTTGTGGTTCATACCAACGGCCATTAAACCAACATTCCATATAATTTGATAAATCATTACCGTCCATAATTGGTACTGCATCACCGAATGAAAATGCTTCGACTTGTTGCTTTGCACCCGACGATTGAATGCTTTGCGGTAAGTGATTGAGCGCGGTGGTTACTAAACCTTTTGCTATAGAAAAAGGGTTCATGAATAAATCTCCAACATAGATGTATTTGTTTCTGTAATTCCTGCTAAAGGCTCGTTATAGATGGCGTGCATGAGTGCCCATGCGAGGTCCGCATGACCGATCTCTTCAGATCGCCCGGCCGAGAAAGTGATTTGTTTTTGACTTGAAGTTAAAGTCTTTTTAATGCTCATTAATGATTGAGCGAGATCCTTGTCGCCAGCATCAAATTCGAGTCGGCCATTACGGATGACATCCAGTGTCTTGTAGACAAGTTGGGATTTCACTTCAGGCGAATAATTGAAAGTAGTGAGGGCAGGGAAGAATGCGCGGACTAATTCAGCAACTCCATAACCCATGCCAGTGGTATCGATACCGATGTAAGTAACGTTGTATCGTAATGTGATGGCTCGAATATGTTCGGCTTGTTCTGAAAAGTCATCGCCTTTAAATTGGTGCCGTTCAAGTACTCGAAACTTTCCGCCAGCTACAGCTGGAGGAGCAACAACAACGAGACCAGCATTGTCACCAGTCAAAGCAGGATCGTAACCAATCCAAACAGGTTTATTTGCGAATGGCCTGTTATGCCAAACTTTGAAATCATTCCAGATTTCAAGCGTATCAACCATGCAGATCTGCAGCATACTTAGTGGGAACATGGACTGGCCATCATCCACAAACTCACACATAAATAGGTTTGCAAAGTCTTCAGGTGAATATTCAAATTTCAGTCGCTCAATATTGAATAAGTCACAACCACCTTCCTTGGCATCTTCTACTGTGACGATTTGACGCCACATCATGTCCTCGCATACACGACCGTGTTTTAATGCTTTATGTGATAGATCGATTTTGAATTGCTGATCCTTTGGTTTTCCTTTGTTGAAGCGGGTACCAGTCCAGAATTTATAAGCTTCGTGTGTAATCGATGAGGGCGTTGAAAAGTAGGTTTTACGCCACTTGTCGTGTGTGGCCATACCTGAAGCAACTTTTTCAAGTTCATCAAAACCATATGTCCAAAAAATTTCATCGAAATATAAATTTCCATGTGGACCCTGAGCCGTTCTGTAGTTAGTTCCTAAGAATCTAAGCTCGGCACCATTAGATAAAATGATCGGATCGCCAGTAAGTTCAACACCACAAACATCTGCTGCAAAAGCCTTAATGTAATGTTTGAAAATATGTGCCTGTGCCTTTGAGGCAGATAGAAAAATCTGATTTCGGCCTGTTCTTACGGCATCGACTAAGGCTTCATGAGCAAAATAAAAGGTCGCACCAATTTGGCGACTTTTTAAAATCATGCGTGAACGCTGATCCATTGCTCGGTACCATGTCCACTGGTACTCATAAAGTTTTTCCTCAAAGGCAAGGACGAGTTCTTCGACTTGTTCTTCTGAGAAGTGATTGGGAATGCTTTTACGATCTGTATGACGTTTACGAATATTGGGATTTAAATCTGCTTCAGATCCGCCATTTCGATACTTTTCAACACGGGCAAATTCTTTATATGCTCGCATTAACATATCGATTTCTTTGATATCACCAGATGTTTTTTTATTTTTTAAAATCAAAGTCATTAAACGCACAGTTAATGCATTTTCTACTCTGTTTTCTGGTTTTTCCTTTTCCCAATCTTCGCGTGTTTTCCAAGCCTGAACAGTTCGTTCATTCTCGTTGAGTACCTCTGCAATATCGACAATTTTCCAGCCAAGCCAATAAAGGAATTTCGCCTTCAGCTTGTTGTCCATAATCAGATGTAAATTGGCAATGGGGGATAGATCATTCATTTAAAAATGTTTGTTGGATTATTCATCCGCAAACATTCGCAATTTATTAACTACTATTCAGTCTGTACCAGTTGTATATCGGACTTTTACAACTTCAAGTGTTTGCAGCAGATATGCCTGATTGCCCATTCTGCACCTATTCGAAAACGTGAATTTTTCCATAATTTCATTGATAGGTTTGCAAATGAGCAAAGAAGAAAAGAAATACAAATCGAAGTGGTTTCGTATTGCTGTAGCAGGGGACACCACCGACGGCCGTGAAATCCAATCTGATTGGATCATTCAAATGGCTCAAAGCTACAATCCAAATACTTACGGTGCTCGTATCAACATTGAGCATTTACGAAGTGTTTATCCTGGTGGGACTTTTGGTGCTTATGGCGATGTACTGGCCTTAAAAACTGAAAAAGTAACTATTAATGGTGAAGAAAAAGATGCGTTGTTCGCCCAAATCGAACCAACCGATAACCTAATTTCTCTGAACCAGCAAAAGCAAAAAGTCTATACATCTATTGAAGTGGATGAAAACTTTGCAAAAACAGGAAAGGCGTATTTGATTGGTTTGGCGGTAACCGACTCGCCAGCATCACTTGGTACCGAAATGTTAGCGTTTGCTGCAGGGGCTAAGGTAAATCCACTCAATGAACGTAAACAGCGTCCTGAAAATTTATTCACCGCAGCCGTCGAAACTCAAATCGAATTCGAAGAGGTCAAAGAGCCTCAATCCTATTCCGCTGGCTTACTCGACAAAGTAAAAAAACTATTTTCTAAACAAGAAAAAAACGAGCAAAGGTCAGCGGAATCATTCTCTGAACAAGAAAACGCGATTATCGAAATTGCCACTGAAACCGCAGAGCAGGGCAAAGCGGTTTCAAAATTAGAGAATGATTTCAGCACTTTAAATACTGCACATGAGCAGCTTCAAAATGAATTTAACGATCTGAAGCAAAAGTTAAATGGTGAACCTGATTCTGAACCACGCCCAACCTCGGGTAACTCCCAATTCACCGAAGTTGTCGATTGTTAATCCCACGATAAAAATATAAAGAGTACATTCAATGCGTATCGAGACACGTTTAAAATTCAATGCTGCGATGCAGCAACTAGCCAAGTTGAATGGCATTCCAAAGGTTACACAAAAATTTACTGTAGCCCCGACCATTCAGCAAAAACTAGAAGACAAGATCCAGTTGTCTTCAGCATTTCTGCAAAAAATTAATATCCATTTGGTGTTGGAGCAATCGGGCTCGGCTGTAGGTCTTGGAATTTCACGTCCAATCGCTTCTCGAACCAATACTGATACTACAGATCGTCAAGCCAAAGACCCAACGTCTATGGATGAACGTTTTTATATGTGCCGTAAAACTGACTTTGATACCGCGATTAAGTATCAAAAGTTAGATCAATGGGCAAAATTTAAAGATTTCTATGCCCGCTTCAGTGGCCAGATTCATAAACGCCAGGCGTTGGATCGTATCATGATCGGTTTCAATGGTACTTCAATTGCAGCAACGACTGATATTGTGGCCAATCCTAAGCTTCAGGATGTAAACAAAGGCTGGTTGCAAAAAATGCGTGAAGAAAACGCTGCCCGCGTTATGTCTTCAGGTGCAACGGTTGGAAAAATCAAAATCGGTGCTACTGGTGACTATCACAACGTCGATGCTTTAGTAATGGATCTTGTCAATGAAATGATTGATGAAGTGCACCAGGATAATCCAGACCTAGTGGTACTTTGTAACCGTAAAACCGTTGCAGATAAATACTTCCCGCTTGTGAATAAAGAACAAGAAAACAGCGAAAAATTGGCTGCTGATATTATTATCAGCCAAAAGCGCATGGGTAATTTACCAGTCTATGCAGTGCCGTTCTTCCCTGAAAATGCAATTCTTGTGACGACTTTTGATAACCTTTCAATTTATGTTCAAGAGGGCTCTCGTCGTCGTACCGTGATCGATAATGCCAAGCGTGATCAAATCGAAAATTATGAATCTTCAAACGAAGATTACTACATTGAAGATTTAGGTCTTGCTGCAATGGCTGAAAATATTGAACTGGTGTAAACCATGACCTTAGCACGCAATCATTTCCAAAAACATAGTGCCAAAGCAGCAGCCGAATCGGCTGCTGAGTTTGGCACTATGCAAGAGCAGACATTCTATGAGCTGCAACTCTCACAGTTGAATAATGATATTCATCGCTTGAAGAACATCCAATCGATTGAAGCCAAAATTCAACTAAAACAGGCACTAGTTCCAACTTACTTGCCATATGTTGAGGGCATTATTGAAGCTAATAAACCAGTTCAAGACAATGTTTTCATGACTGTTTTAGTTTGGTGTATCGATACTGGCTTTTATGAAAAAGCAGTTGAAATGGCCGAGTTTGCTTTACGTCATAGCATGATCATGCCAGATCGCTTTGAACGAAAAACTGCAACATTGGTGATCGAAGAAATTTCCAATGCTTATTTGAAAAAATTGAAAACCAATGCCGAGATTGATTTACCAATTCTTTGGGCATTAGAAACTTTGCTCGAGAGTGAAGATATTCCAAAAGAATCACTAGATATGCCAGACCAAGTACGAGCAAAACTGCTAGTCGCTTTGGCCAAAGGTGAAATTAAGGAAATCAATGCAGCAGTTACCTCTAATTCAGGCGAGATTGATGAACAACTACCTGAATGGGTTTGGCAGCATGCCATTCATGCAAAAGAGCGTTTAGAACGTGCGATTGAGTTGGATGATCGTTGCAATGGCAAGCAAGACTTGAAATCGTTGACGACTTTACTGAAGAAATTTCCAGTACCTAAAGCCACTGAAAAAGCTTCAGATGTAGAAACTCAACCAACAGAACAAGGTGAACCATTGCTAAACACCAATGGTTCGCAAGTCGTGGATGACCAAAGTAACTTGGCATTTAAAACGACCTAACCAAGTGCCCTCGCACCGCATGGGCGAACGATTGCGATGTCATTACATTGTGATACTCATTAAACAATCGTTCCCACCCGTGCACTAATAATTACAGCAGGGGAGATCTCATGGGATTCGTTGCAAATGGCAATATCACACCAAGTCAGATCATCATCAAGAGTGACCCGTTTTTTCCGCAAATTGCTTTGGATGATATTCGGGAAAAAATCCGAATCGATGGCTCAGTCACAAACGAAAGATTAAAACAAAACATCATTGAAGAAGTGATCGATGTAAACCGTTTATTAAAGGCACTCAAATCTAAAGCATCTCAATTATCAGATTTGTCTGAAGGCGAAGTCGATGATTTACCTGAAACGGATTATCTCTACTTCTCAGCAGTGTCGAATGGTGTTGCAGCAAAGGTAAATGAGAAATATCGATCCTATGACAGTTCAAATGCTGGTTTAAAAAATCTCGAAGATTCAGGCCTAACGATTGATGAATATCGTCGAAATAAACAATGGGCGATTCAGCAGTTGCTAGGCGAAAACCATACGGTGGTTGAATTGATATGAGCAAAACAGTAACAGCTATCCAAAATGACACCGTTGATTCAATTTGCTGGCGTTACTACGGAAGAAGTTCTGGAGTAGTGGAAAAGGTCTTAGTGGCCAATCCTCATTTATCAGAACTGGGTGTAATTCTTCCTTTGGGTACTTCACTGATATTGCCCGACATTGATACACCGCAACAAACAAAACAAACCATTCAATTATGGGATTAGAAAAATATGGCAGAACCAGCAACAACCACAACAATGACAGCTTTGACTATCAGTGCTGCTTCATTACTGCCATTTATCAATGGTAATGCATTACTCGGGGCGGTCTTTGGAGCTGCACTATTTGCTACGACAAAGAAAGATTTAAGACCCTTACAACGTTTAACTACGATGATTCTAGCGACTGGATTTGGCTATTTACTTTCACCTGAAGTTATTGCCCGAACATTTATTACAAATGATGCAACGGCAGGAATGGCAGCAGCAATTTTTTCATTGCCAATCATTTTAAAACTTATGGTTTGGGTGGATCAAACCAGTTTATCTGACATCTGGAATAAATTTCGTGGTGGAGGAACATCATGATGGAAATCCTATTTCAATTTATCGCTTTGATTGCCTATATTTTTTGTGGGCTTCGCATCATCTGCTTTGATCCAACAGGATTACGCCATAGAAGACTTTACTCATGTATGGCAACGATTCTGATCGCTTCATTTATGGGGCAAAGCGTACATATTCTTTTATTTAAAGACCCCGTGACTTTATGGGATGCCGTCTTTTCAATCTTATTAGCAGTCATTATTTATCGAGCAAAAGGTAATGTGGCCAAGGTAATCTGGAGTACATCATGATTTTAAAATTTGGTTCTAAAGGCGATGCCGTTGCAACTCTTCAAAAGCAGTTAGCTGCATTAGGTTATAAAAATATTGGCGGAAAGCCACTTAATGTAGATGGTCATTTCGGACCAAGTACTGAAGCTGCAGTTATTCAATTTCAGCGCAAAGTTGGATTAGTGGCCGATGGTAAAGTTGGTGATAAGACACGACAGGCATTATCTGGAAATTCGGTTAGTAAGTATCTGACTGATAAAGACTATAAAAATGCTGCAACCCGTTTGAAAGTACCTGAATTGATCATTCGAGTATTAGGGGCAGTTGAGAGTCAAGGCGTAGGATTTTTGGAAAATGGCAAAGCAAAAATTCTATATGAACGTCACCGCATGTATTTTTATCTTGCCCAAGCCAAAGGTAAAACTTATGCCAATGATCAAATGAAAGCAGTACCTAATTTGGTCAATTCAGTTTCAGGTGGTTATCGAGGTAAAGAGGCCGAATACACCCGTTTAACTTTGGCCATGAATATTCATAAAGAATCAGCTTTGATGTCGACGAGTTGGGGACAATTCCAGATCATGGGTGAAAACTGGAAGGATTTAGGCTATGCATCGGTACAGGAATTTGTTGACCAGCAACAAATTAGCGAAACCCACCAGATGGAAGCATTCTTACGTTTTATCGAGTGGAAGCCTGGTCTTTTAGCTGCATTACAAAAGCAAGACTGGCATACGGTTTTTACCCTATATAACGGTAAAAATTATAAAAAATTAGGTTATCAAGCTAAATTCCAAAAAGAATGGGATCACCTTGAGCCAATTTATGGCGAGGTTAAAGTCGCATGAAAAAACCAGAAAGCTTGCGTACTCACATGCTCAATGCTGTAAAAGAATTACAGCGAGATCCAGATCGATTGCTGATTCATACCGACAATGGAAAAATCCGAGGTCTTATGTCTAATGGGCTTTCGTTCGAGTATGAATATGAATTAGAAATCATATTGACTGAGTACGCGGGCGAACTGGATGCCGTGATGATTCCTCTTTTAGATTGGGTACGCATAAACCAATCAGATCTATTGGTAAATTTAGATAAGAACAAAAATGCGTTTAAGTTTGAAACCGTGCTTTTAGACAATAGTAAGGTAGATCTAGCACTCAATTTCCCAATTACTGAACGTGTGATCGTGAAGCGATTGCCCGATGGTCAATTAGATATTTCTTTCCCGGGCGAACCACAATACGAAACTGCAGCTGAGCGGACACCCTTTAAAATGGTCGATCATAAAACAGGGGAAGTACTTGCTGAGTGGATGTCAGCAGATCCTGAAAATTTCTTTTTTGGTAATTAATTATGGCGGAGTTACAGGCTCTTAGTGATCATTTAGGCGCAATGTTGATTAAGCTTTCAGATGTAGAGCGAAGAAAGCTTGAAATGTCGATAGGCCGTAAACTTCGTGGTTCTCAAAAGAAACGTATAACCAAACAACAAAATCCCGATGGCAGTAAGTATGTGCCACGGAAAAATAAGTTACGCGATAAAAAGAACAAGATTAAAAATAAAATGTTCAATGCGATTAAAAATGCTAAGTGGATGAAGGTCCAAAGAACAACTGAAGGTGTGGCCGTTGGCTTTGCTGGCCGTGTTGCGTTTATTGCTCGGGTTCATCAATTTGGTTTACGCGATAAAGTGGATCGTGATGGTCCAACAGTCAAATACAACAGTCGTGAATTATTAGGATTTACTCCTGAAGAAATCGCCATGATCGAAAATGATGTTTTGGCTTATATTTCAGACTAGTTGTAAAACTTAGATATACAACTCCAACTCAGTGCAAATTCAAAAGGGTTGCAACACGATTGCAGCATGAATGCTGATATCAATCGTCGTCTTGAAAATTTTATCCGTTTAGGAAAAATCAAGACCTTTACACCGTCTCTACCTTTTCCAACAGTCACCGTCGATTTAGGCGAGATTACGACTGCGGAGATTCGTTTTTTAAATTTGAGAGCAGGCAACGACAAAACTTGGGACCCGATTAATCCTGGTGAAGAAGTAATTGTTTTAAGTCCTTGTGGGGTTCTTGAGTTAGGTATTGCGATTGCTGGCCTAAATAATGAAGAAAACCCAGCCTTGTCTCTTGATCCAAATAAGAATATCCGCCTTTTTTCTGATGGTTGCTTGATTAGTTATGACACCAGTACACATGTTTTAGAAGTGATTTTACCTGAAGACGGCACTGCCACTATTACAGCGAACGGTGGTGTCACAGTAAATGCTAATGGAGGCGTAACGGTAAACGCGAATGATGGACTTACCATAAATGCAGTATCTGGAGGTACTACACACAATGGAAACCTATTCATAAACGGAAGCAGCGTCACAACTGGAAACAATACCGTTGGTGGAAGTCAACTTGTGCAAGGCAGTAGCCATGCGACTGGTGACTTTAGTACAGAAGCTGATGTCAAAGCTGGCGATATCAGCCTCAAATCTCATCGAACCACTGGAGTTCAAAGTGGTGGGGATGTATCTGGAGTACCAACTTCATGATAAATAAAAATAATGGTCAATCCTTGAAATCTGAAATTCAATCGATCCAACAGTCGATTCAAGACATTATTTCTACACCAATTGGTTCTCGGGTAATGCGTAGAGAATATGGCTCATTATTGTTTGAGTTACTGGATCAGCCAATCAATGACAGTTTAATTCTGAAGTGCTATAGCACGATATTTACAGCTGTTTCTCGTTGGGAGGATCGGATTCAGATCAACCAAATATATTTGCCACTTATTAAAGAGAGTCAGTTGGTTTTTGAGATAGAAGGAAGCCTAAGAATTTCTGGCCAGAATATGAATTTGCGTATTCCGTTAAAAATGGGGGCTAGTTTATGAGTGTTGATTTCAACCTATTACCTAAACCTAATTTTGTTGATGAAGTAGATTATGAACAGATATTAATTGAGCGAAAAGAATATTTAATTTCGCTATTTCCAGTTGATGAACAAGCTGCTGTCCGTATTCAGCTGAATCGTGAATCCGATCCTTTGCATAAATATCTACAAGAAAATGCATATCGAGAAATGATTCTACGTAACAAAATCAATCAGAAAGCTCTTGCTACACTTCTTGCCTTTGCAACAGGAACGGATCTAGATGTTTGGGGGGCAAATTTTGATGTAATACGTCTAATTATTACACCAGCTGATCATTCAATTGTCCCTCCGATACCAGCTCGTTATGAAGAAGATGAAGACTTTAGATATCGTATTCAAAAGAAACTAGATGCATTGAGTACAGCTGGCCCTGAATCATCTTATGAGTATCACACTTTAAGTGCTGACGGGCGAGTTGCTGATGTGAAGTGCAGTTCTCCATCACCTGCGCATGCATTATTAACAATTCTTCAGCGGGATACTGAAAATAATGCATCAACCGAAGAGTTGAATACGATTGTTTTTAACTACGTATCCGGGGAAAAGAGGCGTCCAACTGGAGATCGGGTACTAGTTCAGTCTGCTGAAATTGTAAATTATGAAATTGAAGCTGTATTAGTCACTAAAAATGTCCCTGAAACGGAGGCTGTATTATCGGCAGCAGAGAAGAATATTTTGGCATTTACGAAAGCAGCCAAACGATTGGGGAAAGGTGTTTATTTTTCTGATATTTATTCCGCTTTAAAAGTTTCTGGAGTTGAAAGAGTTGAATTACTTAAACCAATTGGTGAGGTATCTGTTTCATCATTTCAAGCTGCTTTCTGCACAAGTTTAAAACTATCTGTGAGAAGTGAATAATGAATTTACTTCCTCCAAATGCTACTGATTTTGAAAATAAATTGGTTGAAACATCTTCAAAAAATATTGATTTAGATGCTGATTTATCCCGACTGATTCGTATTGATGATGCCCCTGCAGATTTCCTTTCAATTCTGGCTTGGCAGTTTTCTGTAGATCGTTGGCAGGATGATTGGCCTGAAGAAATAAAAAGAGCCCAAATCAAAAACTCAGTGAAAGTCCATACCTATAAAGGAACTAATTATGCACTTCGATCAATTGTAGAAAGTTTTGGTTATTCATTGACGATTCATGAATGGTGGCAAGAAAGTCCGATGAATGTACCAGGAACTTTTCAAATCACAATTGATACGAATGGACGTGCTCTTACTGAGAAAACCTCAAAAACATTAGTTGAACTTTTAAATGATGCAAAACCACTTACACGTGAACTTAAAGGTATCGAAATCAATGTCATAAATGTTCAAGGTGAAACAAATGTCGCTTGTGGCTGTTATGGCGGTGATGACGTAACCATCTATCCGAAAGTTGATGACCCCAATTCTTTAATTTATCCCGTTTTTGCTTTTTATGAGCATGAAACAACCAGTATCTATCCTAAATAGAGAATAAAAATATGGCTGCACTTTATCACTCGCTATTTACTGAGTTGGGTTTAGAACTCCTACGAGAGTCAATCCAAAACGGAACAAAGCTTGGTATTACACATATGTCTTTTGGTGATGGCGGTGGTAACTTACCAATACCAGATGCGACATACACACAACTGATTAATGAAGTTTACCGTGTTCAGTTGAATCGACTTGCTCCATCCAAAGAAAATCCAAACTGGCTAGATGCTGACGGTGTGATTCCATCGGCAGTTGGCGGATTTAATATTCGTGAAGTTGGATTATGGGCGGGTGATGTGATGGTAGCTTATGCCAACTATCCTCCAACGTATAAGCCTTCAGGGGACCAAGGCACAGCCCAAATCAAGACGATTCGTATCGTTCTGCAAATTGATAACACTGCTAACTTTGAATTGAAAATTGACGCCAGTGTAGTAATGGCAACAATTCAATCCGTTGAAGAAGCAAAGCTAGAAGCAATCAATCATGCTAATGATCTTGCAAAAATTCAATTAGAAAATATTGAAACAATAAACGATCTAGCCAATATTGAAAAAGTACATGGAAAGTCTGTTTTTGTTAAAGGATTTGAAATTGGAAGTTCAGTAGGTAATGGGATATTTACTTATTATGAGGATCAAAAAAACATAAATGATGGAGGTGTAATTATTAATGGATGGTGCCGAAATGTCGGAGAGTTTATTTACGCTTCATATTTTAACGATGACATCATTAAAGCAGCAAAGTATGCTGCACAATCAGGTTTAAAACTTGTTTCATTAGAAAAAGAATACCCTGTAAATGAAGAATTTGTACTACCAGAGAATTTAGTCTGGTTATCAAATAATTCAACGATTAAACAAACTGGTGCTGCCTCAAATAGTGCTACAGCATCAGGAATAGCACCTCAGTCAAATGTGACTATACAAGGACATCTTACGATAGACATGGGAACTCCAACCGCTGGTTGGGGAGAGAAGTGCCATCTCCGTTTAGATAGTTTTAACAATGTAACACCTAAAGTTCGTGGTTTTTATTTTGATACCATTAAATTAAAAAATGGTCATTTTAATTGCAATGGTTTTGTCATGGCTGGCGGTGCTTCCCTGGTTCGCGGCAAGCGTATTGAATGTGATGATAGTGCATTGATTGGTCGCGTATTTATGGCGCACTGGGGGAATTTCACTCATCATTATAATGACAATGGAACATATAAGCATGTTGAAAATTGGCAACCCACAACACATCCTCACGACTGTATTATTGATGAAATTGTTGCTGGGAATTTAACATGTAATACAACTGACTATTCGGGTATTGCATTAGTCTCAGCTGGATACGACATTCATATCGGGAGCATCCGTGGCAATATCTTAGATTCAACAATTTCAGGGAAAGGGCTTCTTTTTTTAACGCCAGGGGATCTTGCATTTGCTTATGCTTCGAGTGAAGAAAAGTCTCGTGGGATGAAGAATATTACGGTTGGAAACATCACTGGACAAACTTATGCACTTGGTATTGGTCTTATCGAGAGTGCGTTATATGCAACCGTAGATGATTATACCAATGTTCCTAATCCACCTAATTCAAATGATTATCTAGCGAAAATCTCTGCAGTCATTGATTTTATGGATTGCAAAGGGAAGGTAGAAGTTGGAAATACATCAAATATTCTAATTAATGGTGGTAATGGATTAGGATCTTTGTATGTAAAAAAAGCCATTAGTCAATATTTCTATTCAGCGCTTTATTTACGGAATCTTAGTGATAACGTTGTAATTGATGAATTAATTGTTAAAGACTCAAAAACTAATCCAGTTTGTATTGTCGGTACTGGAACTAACTCAACTAAATTACCGAAGAATACTCATATTAAACGTCTTGTATGTGAGCGATATGGGATCACCTCATCGAATACAACATATAGGTCGGCAGTCAGAAATGAGATGGCAATTAACACTCAAATAGATGAGATTGTTATCACTGAACATGGTAATGCTTACTGCGTTGCATCATCAAACAATACTATGGGATATGGATTCAAAGTTGGATCAGTCATTCAGAATGATCCAGCTTATGTGAGTACTTTTCTAGTCAATAATGCAAACCCGGTTAATGATCCCATTCAGATTGATAATTTTATTGATAAGTCAGGAAAGGTTTCAGCAGCAGTCAGTGGTGGTGTAACTACACGACAAAATGGTCATATAAAAGAATATATTTCAGCAAACTTCCCTACTGGATTGGCAGTCAATTTTGGGGATACGATTACAATTCGTAATCCTCCTGCAGGTGGGGTTTATAAATATTTTGTAGTAACTGGTGGTCTTGTTGGAACGACAGCTGAGCTACAAAAAACTGAAGCTAGAAAGACTTTCTTGACCCAAGCTGAGACTATTACGATTGCAGCAAAATCATCTATGTTAATTCGTACAGATGGTGCAATTTCTGGATTGTTAATGGGAGACTTGTTAAGATTTTCATATACAAAGAAACTATCAGGTTGTTTCTTATATGGGGATATTTATGAAGAAGGGAAGTTTCATGTTTATCTAAATAATCCTACTGATGTGTCGGTTACAATTGATCCTGGATTCATCTATATCAAACAGTGTTAATTATGTGCAAGTTGTAAAAGCCGCATATACAACTCTCTCTAAGTGAAATGTTTAGAGTGATTTGACAGCCTGTGATCTGAAAACAAAACAACAGATCACAGGCTTTTTTATGGCTACAGATTCATATTTTCGTGGTGTACGAGTCATTGAGATTAATGGCGGTACACGTCCCATTCGGACAGTTTCAACAGCAGTAATCGGTCTTTTAGCGACGGCTGAAGATGCAGATCCGTTGGTCTTTCCACTTGATACTGCAGTATTGATTACAGATATTCAGCGCTCAATTGAAAAAGCAGGGGTAAAAGGAACTTTGTCACGTTCCCTTCAGGCCATCATTGACCAAACCAATGCACTCGTAGTTGTGGTTCGTGTCGAGCAAAAAACCACTGAGGCAGAACAAACTACAGCAGTCATTGGTGGGCAAGTTAGTGGCAAATATACGGGCATGAAAGCCTTACTCACTGCAGAACAGAACCTTAAAGTCAAACCACGTATTTTGGGGGCACCAGGACTCGATACCGCACCAGTCACTGCAGCTTTAGGTGGAATCGCTGAAAAGTTACGTGCATTTAACTACGTGAGTGCGAATGGATGTGACACAAAAGAAGAAGCAACTGCGTATCGAGATGCAATTGGTTCACGCGAGACCATGATCATCTGGCCAGACTTCTTGGGATGGGACACAGAAACATCATCAACGACAACATTTGAGGCAACTGCACGTGCTCTTGGTCTACGCGCCAAAATCGACAACGACACAGGCTGGCATAAAACCCTTTCAAACGTTCCAGTGAATGGGGTAACGGGCATTTCCAAGGATGTGTTCTGGCAGTTGCAATCGATGGATACCGATGCGGGTTATCTCAACTCCAATGAGATTACTACGCTTATTCAGCGTGATGGCTTCCGTTTTTGGGGTTCACGTACATGTTCAGCAGATCCGCTATTCGCATTTGAAAACTACACCCGGACAGCACAGATTTTGGCGGACACAATGGCTGAAGGTCACATGTGGGCGGTTGATAAACCTTTACATCCATCGCTAGCCAAAGACATCGTTGAAGGTATCAATGCCAAATTCCGTGATCTACGTACGCAAGGTTACATCATCGATGGCCAGTGTTGGTTCGATCCAGCATTCAACAGCAAAGAATCTTTAAAAGCAGGTCGTTTATTACTTGATTATGACTTTACCCCAGTGCCTCCGCTTGAAGATCTCACTTTGCAGCAACGTATTACAGATCGCTATCTCGCTGATTTCGCATCGCGTATGACAGCCTAATTAAACAGGAACGAAAATGGCCTTACCTAAAAAACTCAAATTAATGGACCTGTTTAACGAAGGTAATTCATACCTTGGCCAGACAGGTGAAGTGACCCTGCCAAAGCTTGGACGTAAGTTTGAAGATTGGCGCGGTGGCGGCATGAACGGCAACATCAAATGGGATGCTGGCTTGGCGGATGATATTACCGAATTTTCTTGGAAGCTTGGGGGCATCGATCCTCTGGTGATCCGTCAATTCGGTGCAGCATCTGTCAGCGCAATCGGTTTACGCTTTGCTGGTTCATATCAACGTGATGACACAGGTGAAACATCTGCAGTCGAAATAGTCATTCGTGGCCGTCATGAAGAAATTGATTTCGGCAACGCCAAAGCAGGGGATGATACTGAAAAATCAATCAAAACCATCTGGTCTTATTACAAGCTGACCATTGATGGTAAGGTTGAAGTCGAGATCGATATCCCTGGTCTGATCGAAAATGTAAACGGTGTTGATTTACTTGAAAAACACCGAGCGAACATTGGTCACTAATTTTTCCTCCCTTCAGTAGCTACGTGCTGCTGAAGGTTTTTTTATTTCATTTTTATATTTAAGGAATTTGCCATGCAAACCCAAGAACAACTCGACAACTTACAAACGATTCAAAATCCAGATGTCGAAGTCGTAACCCTCGATACGCCATATAAATTAGGTGATACGACGATTACTAAAGTGGAAGTCCGTAAACCGTCTGTGCCTGCGCTAAAAAAAGTACGTATTGCCGACATCCTGAATGGTGATGTAAATGCCATTTGTACATTATTGCCGTTATGTACAAATCCAACCATTACTGCGAGCCAGTTAAACAATAATGTGATTGATCCCGTGGACATTATTCAGATGGGCGGAGCAATTATTACTTTTTTGCAACCGAAATCAGTGCGTGCGGAAATTGCACGCCAACAGTAGAAGACGCAATCGCCAATATCGCTGTGGTGTTCAACTGGACACCGCAGACTTACGACACTATGTCACTAAGTGAATTAATGGAGTGGCATCAAAAAGCTATAGAAAGAAATGGGGCAGATGCTGAATGAAGCAATTAAGATTGGAAGTACTTTTTGGAGGGAAAAACAAGTTAAGTCCAGCCCTTAAAGCGATTTTAGGCAGCAGCAATGCTGCCAGTCGTGCATTAAAAAAGACTAGAGATGAGATCCGATCTCTCAACGAACAACAGAAAAAAATAGACGGCTACCAGAAACAAAAAAAGGCCGTACAAGACCAGGCTAAATCCCTCCAAGATCTACAAAATCATATTAAAAACTTGCGTCAGCAGATGAAGACCAACCCCTCTGCGGATCTCACCCGTGATTTTGATAAGTCTGTGGCCAAAGCTCGTAAACTAAAACAAGAATATGAACGAAACCGCATCGAGCTTCAGCGCATGCGGACAGATATGAATAATGCGGGTTTATCTACAAATAGACTGGCAGATCATCAACAGCGACTCAGAACGCAATTGCGTCAAGCAAATCAGTCCATGCGTGAACAAGAACAACGTTTACAGCGTTTGACGCAAATGCAGCGAAATTATGATCGGCAATCGGGGCATCTACGTTCTGCAGCTGGCTATGGCATGGGTGCAGCAATGGCGGGTGCGGGTGCCATGTACATGATGAGTAAGCCCATTAACGAATCTAAACGATATGATGTAGAAGCCAATCGTATTCATGCACTAGGCTTAGGCGATCAAGTCAGTAAACAAGCGATTAAATTTGCTGAAGGCATGGAAACCTTCGGGACATCCATTTATGACAATGCCGTATTAGTCCGTGACGGTATGACAATTTTCTCAGATTTACATCATGCCGAGATGGTCGCACCGACCTTGGCCAAGATGAAATTTTCCAATCAAGCCATGTTTGGCCATGAGAAAGGGGAAGAAAACGAACGCGCATTTATGGACATGCTCAAAGTCATTGAGCTACGTGGAGGCTTGAAAAGTGAAAAAGCTTTCCAAGACCAGGCGAATAAGATTCAACAAGTCATCACGGCCACTGGTGGACGTGTACAAGGCAATGAATGGCTTAATGCGATCAAGACAGGCGGTATTGCGGTCAAAGGATTAACTGACGAAGCTCTCTATTACAAAATGGAGTCAATCGTTCAGGAATGGGGTGGCTTTCGATATGGTACCGCAGCCATGTCGGCATATCAGAATATCTATCAAGGCCGTACCACTAAACGTGCAGCCAACAATATGGAACGTTTAGGTCTAATCGAAGATGTAAGCAAATTAAAACATGATAAGGCTGGCCAGGTAGCTTTCTTGGATGTTGGCGCGATCAAAGGTGCAGATCTGTTTAAGAAAGATCAATTTGCATGGATGGAACAGGTACTACTGCCACAATTAGCATCAAAGGGCATCACCGAGAAAGGGCAAATTCTCGATGCAATTGGTAGTATTTTCACTAACCGTACTGCATCCAACCTTTTTGGTGATATGTACCTTCAGCGAGATATCATCAACAAAAGTGCCAAGATGAATGCCGGTGCAGACAATATTGACCAACTTTATGGCAAAGCAAAAAACACCGCTGCGGGTGAAGAACTCGAAACCAAAGCCAAATTAAATGATGCATATCTACGTTTTGGCCAGGTCATCATGCCGATCTATACAAAGGCACTTCAGGTCGCTACAGGAGCCCTCGAAAGCTTTACTGGCTGGATGGAACGTAACCCAACTTTAGCCAAAGCCTTAGGTCTCGGATTACTTGGTATTGCAGCAAGTATGATTGTGATCGGCGGTGCGCTAGTCGTGTTCTCACCGCTTATTCTTAGTATGTTAAGCCTACGCTTGCTGATGGCATCAACTGCGACGAGTGGAACCATATTAGGACGGGTATTCAGCAAGATCCCTTCAATTTTTGGCTTTGTTAAATCTGCGTTATTTAGTTTAGGCCGTGTGTTTTTATGGGTAGGACGTTTGTTTCTTACCAACCCGATCTTGTTAGCCATTGCTGCGATTGCGACTGCAGTCTATCTCATTTATAGAAATTGGGACTCTATTGGTCCTTGGTTCGCAGAAAAGTGGAACATGGTAAAAACAAGTGCTTCATCGGCTTGGGAGTCTGTTAAAACGGGATCTAGTAATGCCTGGTCAACTTTAACAACTACTTTTGCCCCAGTGGGAAATTGGTTTGCAGCAAGATGGACTGAAATTAAATCAGCATTTAATGGAGGCATCCTTGGAGTATCCGCATTAATTGTAAATTGGTCACCATTGGGCTTGTTCTACTCAGCCTTTGCCAGTGTATTAAGATGGTTTGGTATTGACCTACCCTCAAAGTTTACTGGTTTCGGTACCATGATTATTGACGGCCTTGTAAGCGGTATTAAGTCTGGTTTCCAAAAATTAAAAAGTACGTGGACCGACATCAATAACTACATGCCCGACTTTATGAAGAAAAAAATGGACATTCATAGTCCATCCCGAGTCATGGCGGGATTGGGTGGCCATATCATGACGGGCATTGCGATGGGATTGGATCAAAACTTTCCAACACTGAAGGAAAAATTCCAGCATGCATTAACCATTTTTAACCCACGGGCCAGCGAAGCAATTTCGAAAATTGATGTCGCTCCAGCGTTAAATAAAGTTAGACCGGTGCAAGCCATTTCCCCAACGCGTAGTGCAGGGCAGTTTGTCATTGAAGGTGATCAAATCACGATCCAACTTACAGCAGCACCAGGACAAAATTTACAGCAACTTGTGGCCATGATTGAAAACGTACTAGATCGTCGTGATCGTCAAAAACAGGCACGTATTCGTAGCAGCTTCAAAGACCAGGAATATTAATATGATGATGATTCTAGGCATGTTCGTATTCTCGATACCAACTGCCACTTATCAAAGCCTTCAACGTTCAACCACATGGAATCATGTCAGCAATTCTCGTGTCGGCAGCATGCCTGCATATCAATTTACAGGTAAAGGTGAAGACACGATGACTTTGGATGGATCTATCGTTCCCCAGTTTGGTTCTCAAATGTCGATCACCGCTTTACGTGTAATGGGGGATACAGGTAAATCATTTCCATTGATTGCTGGAAATGGAAAGATTTACGGCCTTTGGGTGATTGATAGTGTTGATGAAACCCAAAGCTATTTTTTTAAAGATGGTACGCCACGCAAAATCGAGTTTTCATTAAAGCTAAAGAAAACCCAAACTGCAGGGGTTTTAGTGGGGAACGTTCTTGGGAATGTATTGGGTAATATTTTATGAATATTGCATCAACCTTAACCAATATTGCCACGGATGTAGAGCAGGGCTTCAATGATAGCTATCCCCATGTAATTTACCGCTTGCTAGTCAATGGTACCGACATTGGTACCATGATTCAGGATCGGTTGATGCGTATGGTCATCACAGACAATCGAGGCATTGAAACAGACTCCATCGAAATTGAACTGAGCGATCATGATGGTTTATTAGATATCCCGCCCAAGGGTGCGGAGATTGAAGCATGGATCGGCTGGAGCAATACCGGTCTTGTTTATAAGGGTAAATACCTGGTCAAGGAACGTGGCCATCAAGGTGCACCCGATATACTCACATTACGTGCTGAAGCTGCGGATCTAAAAACAGCGTTTAAGAAAAAAAAGGAACGTAGTTTTGATAAAAAAACGATTGCAGATATTATCCAGACAATTGCGCTCGAGCATGGTCTAAATCCAATCGTAAACGAAACATTAGGGATAATTGAATTACCCCACCTCGATCAAAATGAATCAGATGCCAATTTGATTACCCGTATTGCCGACGAGCATGATGCCATTGCGATGGTGAAAAATGGCAACCTGTTATTTATGCCTAAGGGCGAAGGCAAAACCATGAGTGGCAATCCTTTACCTGAAGTCATTATTACTAGATCGGATGGTGATTCGCACCAATATTCAGATACTGATGGGGCAGATGAAGTATCTGGTGTTACGGCCTATTACTATGACAATACCCATGCCAAGCGAAAAAAAGTTACGGTAGGGATGTCGGATGAAAACACCAGGGAAATACGTAATATTCAGCGTGACAAACAAACTGCAGAACATGTGGCCAAGGCTGAATTTAATAAAATAAAAAGTAAGTCTGCGACCTTCAGCTTTACCTTGGCCTATGGCAGGCCTGAACTTATTCCTGAATCTCCTTTATCCTTTATTGGTTTTAAAGCTTTGATCGATGACATCGTGTGGCTCGGAACGCGAGTCATTCATGAGTATAACGAAAGTGGGGGATACACCACTAAATGCGAGGCTGAAGTCTATTTGCCTGATGCGGATAGTTTGTCAGAACTCATCGATAATGAACGTGGTGGCTATACAGGTATTTTGGCCTATTACAAAGATGGCAAAAAAACCGCAACAGTGACCAAAGGTGATCAAGCAACGCCAAAGCGTTTAACCTATCTGTATAAAAATCGCCAAACTGCAACAGTAGCTGTGGATCGTGAATATAAAGCCTTACAAGATGTAAAGGATTAATACTTCCATTGTTGGCCACGCCAAACAACGAAGCGTGCACCAGTGTTAAATTTCAGTTCCTTCCACTCATAGTCATATACTTTGACGAGATTGCCTTTTCGGTCTTTTAAGCAAGGTAAATCAGCATTTTGACTATCGGTTAAACGGACCCGAATCCAACCTTGTTCTAATTTTTCTTCAGCCATAAAAAATCCCTCCTAAGAGGGATTAGTTTACGTTAATAATTGGTGATAATTAACTCATTGCCATTATGTTCTTCATGGGCAGCTTTATTGTTGACTGACCAACGAATCTTTTTATGCTGGATCTTGTAGTCTTTAAATAACCCACGTACTTCAGGTGCATCATTCAAACTCAAAATAAATTTACCTTTGATGCCATCCAGTTGCTCCTTCAGCAAATAAAAATCTTGTTTTGACCAGATACCTTTGCCATAAACATTCTCGCAATCCCAATACGGTGGATCGATATAGAACAAAGTTTCTGGACCATCAAGACGTTTCAGCACGTAATCATAATTTGAATTTTCAATCGTTACCTTTTGCAGACGTTCATGGATTCCCTTCAGGTGAGCTCGTAATTCATCACCCAGTTTTAAACGCGCAGCGCGATCTTTGGAATAACTAAATGTACCATCCAACTGACAGCCAAAAGCTGCACGAAGCATGTAATAGAAACGGGATGCACGCTGTAGATCGGTAAATCCTCGTGCTTCGGATTGCTTGAAATCATTAAAAACAGTTCGGGACATGAGTAGAAATTCAAACTCATCCAGAAACGCTTCAAAATGGTATTTAAGCACCCGGTATAAATTGATTAAGTCGTCATTAATATCGTTGATGACTTCGACGGGTGAAGGGGTCTTTTTAAACAGTACCCAACCCGCACCGCCAAAAACCTCCACATACGTTGTATGGGTTGGCATGGTTTCTATAATTGTTCGTGCGAGTTGAGATTTACCGCCTAACCAGCCACTGAAGCTGCGGCCTTTAGGATTGTATTGAGGTGTTACAGTAGTGATTTGATTCATCGATCTTACCTGGTGTGATGAGATGCTCTGGGCATTCAGGTAAGGCACTCGGGGTGCTCTGGAAGTTATTTAATGTTTTACAACGTGGGCACTTTATTTCTATTTGATCAAAGTTTCCCGTTTTCGCCAGTAGTTTTAAGCAGCACTGGCATTTAAGGTTTTTCATGACTTTGGCTACTTCCAACAAAGTACGCTCATACTATTAAAAATTGCCAAAAGGTACAAATATTTGTTCACATTTACTATAATGAACAAAATTATAACCATTGGGCAAAACATGGCTTCAAAACGTCAATTTAAGTGTCCACATTGTTTTTCTGCTTTAGCGATACGGTCCAGTAGAGAAGAACATGCAATTTTGAAAACGCTTTGGTTTCAATGTAGCAATGTGAACTGTGGTTTTACCTGTGGTGGGCATATTGAAATAACACACACGATTTCTCCGAGTGCCATGCCAAATCCATCCATACACCTTCCTACCTTAAAAGAATTAATGGAGCTAAAGGCAGCAAATGATGAGGGTGATAATGATGAATAATTCCGAGCAATTATTTGAGCTCTTTTATCAGGATATTCGTCCAGATATGAATCCACCAGGATTCCCCAAATATCGTAGTGATGCGATGTTTTCATGGTGGCGGGATCGGTTTATGAATGCATATCATGGGATTCAAGAACCATACGCTTTAAGAAATTGGGGAGAGACTCCCCAAATGTGGCTTGCTGGATATAAAAAAGGACTGAATATAAACCGCTAAATTGTATTTTTATTCAGAAAATAATTGGCTAAATACTGATTTTCCATCATGATCATTTTCAATAAATGAATTAAAAATTTTGTATTTAATAACTTTTTCCATGAGTATTTCATCTTCAATAGTTAAAAGAGAAATGACGTAAAGTTCACTCATACTAAAATCGGATATAAAAATAGACAATGCTACTTCTCTGTCTTTATCATCAATCCCTTCAAAGTTCTCAATAAAATTAATGATATATAGGAAATTTTCTTTATATTTTGAGCCTTTCAAATAACTATATGAGAGAAGGAATGGTGAGGATTCATGAATCATTTTTTTTAATATTCTTAAAACATCATCTTTGTAAAGAAAATCATTTCTATAAGTTTTATGGAAAATATCATATGTTTTTAATGCTTCCATGTGTAATGTCTTAAAGGTGCTTTTACTCTGAATATTCGTTACATGAGAAGATGGCCCAAATACTGGTAATTTATCAGCTGCTTCGTAGTAAGTTTTTCTCCTGTTAAATAAAGGAAAAAGTATATTAAAGAAATTCTGGACCTGAGCCTCTCTAATCTGTTTCTCTAAAAGTTCAGCTTGCTGCTCTGTAATCGTTACTTGCTGTTCAGCTATATCATTACTTTTCTGAATTTCTAACTGTTGTGCCTCAACAGCCTTTCTTTGCAACTGTAATTCTCTTCTCTGAAGAATTAATGTGATGATAAGTGTTGCAAAAGCTAGGCCACTAAAAAGTGTATTCAGTGCTCCAAATGTATCGCCAAAAGTACCGAAGTTGGTATCATCACTGTTTTGTATATTCCACTCAAGCCATTTAGCTAAATGTGATAAAGTCCAAGGGAATAAAAACCATATAAGTACAATACCTATCATAAATAAAGGTATTAACCATCTCTCTTTTTTATCTTGTGGAATTTGGTTGTTCATATTCATCTTTTATCTAGCCACCTGATAACGACACATTGACTGGCCACAACGTGCATTTTTAATCACGGTACCATCTTCCAGATGTAGTTCTTCTACCTTGCCACCCTTGGCAATATTTTCATAAAGTGCACTGCCAGCTTGGCCACCTAACAATGCTCTGGTGATCTTCTGGCCATCATTGAACACTACAGAAGCCTTAGCTGGCTCTTTAGCATCAAATGACCAGGCGACATCAACATATTCACGGCTCAGATCAACCCGTAGATAATTGGCAAGATCCTTACTGAAGTAATAGCTTTGCATTGGCTCACCATTCTGGTTGGTTGATTCCTCTTGGTCAGCGACTGTCTTGCCAACTGCCTTTAAAATGGCTTTATCATTACGTAAATCAACTGTGGCCACAGCTTTGGTATAGTCCACTCGTGGCCATTCAAACTGCGGTCGATCTTCATCTTCAAGAGCTTGTTGTTGAGCTTCAATTTTTTCTCTGTATCGGTCTGTATTCTGATCATTTGATCGCTGAGAAGATTCTTCTACTTTTTTGCTTTCTGATGTTTCAGAACATCCCATGAATAAAAAACTTGTTCCTAATAGCAATGCTAAAACTTTCATAATTATAAAAAGTTAACTTTAGTGAATCATTATATTGTCATAATGATTCACTATAAGAAAGTAGAATTAGACGTTAACCAGTTGTGCTTTCTGTTTTCGTGGAATTTACCTCTTCTTTCTTAGATGGAATTCTTTCAATCAGATTATTGACGATAGTTGTTATATTCGAAGATATATCCACCTCATCGCCCTTACTTGCATACTTTCCATCATTTGCTTGGTTAAAATAGCTAGGAATAAGCCCTTTACGGATCTCTTTTTGTTCTTCTGGAGTCATACGCGCCATAAATGGTTCTAAAGCAGCTAGTTGTAAAAAAGTTCTATGGTTCTCTTGATAACATTCATAATGTTTCGCTGCTTGTTTAGATAGATATAAAGCGAGTACAAAAAACATAAGGGAAATAGATAACCGTGAAACTAATAATAAATAGTTTGTTTCTACAACTTTTCCAACAGGTATCTGAGATTGTTCCCAAAATGCAAAAGCAAAAACTGCAATTGTTGAAACGATTGCTGCGATAATTGACCAAGATGTATACTTTCTATAGTCCTTATACTCAATTTTTTCTTCATTAGCTTTTTCTTTATAATTTTTTGTCAACTCATAAATTCCAGCTTTTTCAACAAGTCCTAGAAGATCTGAGTGAGTAGTTTTTATCGCATTAATTTGATCATTAACTTCGTTAAATAATGTGTTGATATCTTCAGCTATATTTCCTTTAGCTACTTGAATCTCATTTTTAATCTTGTCATTTTCTGTTTTAATTATTTTTGAATATTCTAACTCAATGTTTTGAGTCCTTTCATTCAAATCAGCTAAGTTTTTTAATGCTGCATCAACTCCAGTAGTGAGCAAATCATGGCTTTTACCTAGTTTGTTACTATCTAATTTAATACTCTTATACTGATTTTCAAATTTTTTCGCTAAGTTTGCTACATCATTCTCAAACTTTTTTATAATTAAAGCAGTATCTTCTTTAAATCTAGTCTGATAACTACTATCAAAAATTTCTTTTTCTGTCCTTATTTCCTGCAACATTAGGCTTTTAATATTACTTAATACACGTAAAGATTCATCTAAAATTTGAGCTATTTCTTGGTTAATATGCTTCAAATTTTCAATTGTTTTTATAAGGAATGATTCAAGAGGTTTTAATACAAGGTTTTGTCCATTTTCACCTTTTAATTCTGGAGAAATTGTTAAACACAATTTTTTGAAATCTTCTACATGCGCTTCAGCTTTTTTAGCCAGATTGTAACAATAATTCGCATCCGTATTGTATTTTTCAAAATCAATATTTATAGAAGTTAATGAGTTATATTCAATGAACAAATTTTCAATACTATAAGTTAAGCCTCTAATCTTATTAGTAGTGTTGTTTATAAGCATTTTTTGATCTACTAAAATTTGTTTCGAATTTTTATTTTCTGTATTAATATCAAGATGCTCAGTTATTTGTTCTTCTAATTCATTATAAAAAAAAGTATAAGTTTTTTTATTGCTTAAATTAATATTTCTAATTTCTCCTAAATTTTGAATAAATTCATTTTTAATCGATTCGATCATTGCTAAAATCCTTTCCCCATAAAGTTTATTAAAAAAATAGTGAATCATTATATTGACATAGTGAATCACTATCGGCAACATGTAAAGACGCAGCAAAATCTGCGTACAGATGTGGAAGTCTGTAACAAGTACTCTGAGCGCAAAAATATATAGTCGCTTCTGCGGCATTTTTTTTGCCTAAAATGTCTGATCTGATAGACTCTCTATGGTAGATCGGGCAGGGTAAATCGTGTATTCGATTTAGCCGTTCTCAGAGTACGGTACTTCCACCCCTGTTCGGTCTGCCACCATTCTGTGGAAGGAGTGTTGGTGGGTTTGAAAAAAACTTACTCTGAGTACACTCTATGAAAAAATCAATTCATGCCATTGAGCACACTCCGATCTATAACTGGCACGACTATAAACAACGCCAGAAACAACGAAAATTCGCCCAAATCCGTAAAAACTTTATTGATGGCTTTGCAGCCCTAAGTACCGTTGTATTTGCGGTTTCATTATTCTTTTTTGGAGGGCGATAAATCATGAATACAGAATTAATCCCATACGTTCCCATTGCCCCTCGCGTTCAATCAAAACATCGGGAGCTTGTCGGAATCTGCGTTTTGTTCTTCGAAATTATAGACAGATCTGTATATTTATCTGTTAAAATCAATCACGTACATGACAAAGGATGGCTCGCAATTAGTCCAGATCAAATCAATGATCTAGCTAACGAGTTACAACTTAAACCAATCAACCTCCAAGAGTTAAAGAAAGCTCTTGAAAATTTGATTTATCCCAAATTCAATGGTGAAAAAACCATTCACAGCCCTATCTGGAATAATACGGAAGTCACCGTATGGGAATTCCAATTAAATCAGATTGATAGGGCAAAGGAAATGAAAACGACTAATGCAGATGCGACACTTTGTATTGATAGCTCACTTGGTGCGCTACGTGTTTGGAGAAAGTCGCTAGAAGCTTCCACTGGTGATAAAGATGTGATTTATAACAATAACGATTTGATCTTTCTGATACAGGATCTGGAACACAAGCTGGAGAAAGTCCAGCGATATGTCGAAGATACTGAGTAAATAAAAAAAGCCTCCAATTTGGAGGCTTTTCTCATCCTTAATCATGTTTTTTCTAAATCCTTGGCATAGGCTTTGCTCAAACCTAAAAGGGCAAGCTGCCCGTCAGGAGATAGTTGTCTATACGCCTTTAATAACAAACTTTCTTCACTGGTGAGACCAGCATAATCAGGATCAATGCCTAAGAGCACGTAACGGATATCCACGCCATTCTTATGCAAATTATGTAAATACATCCATTGGTCAGGCACGTTTCCACGTACATAAGCCCCTAAAGTATTGTCACTAGCACCGATTTCTCTTGATAGAGGCTTTGCTTTCAAATTCTTTTTTTCAAGCTCCTCTTTAAAACGTATCGCTATCTCCGCTTGAATAGTCGGGTCGATATCAGGCATAAAAATATTTCCTTTTTATGTTTAAAGGTAAAAATTCTGTGCTATAGTGATTCATAGCAAATCACTATGTTCTAAGGATAACGTATGAGCACAGAAAAAACACCTCTGTACCTTACCCGTGCCACGAAGCTCGATGAGCCTCGTAAGAGCGTGATTATTTACTTACCGCTAAGTGAGTACAACGAAATCACAGCACTAGCCAAAACTTCAGGTCGCAGTAAATCCAGTATCGCTGGCGAACGCTACAACGTAGGCAAAGCACAAGAGGGCTAATCAGATGCATCATTTCAAACAAAAGCGCGAACACCGGTACAACGTCAACTTAAACGATGACGAAGCAAAGCTATTCGATTTATTGAACAAAATGACAGGCGAGCATACGGGGGTAATCATAAGAAACCTCGCATTAAAGCAAGCACTTGCCCTATTAACCTCAGATGATTCGGTTGATTTTAGTCTAGATAACATCCTAAACAAAGGCACGCTTGAGCACCTCCAAGGGAGCTGAATATGCCGACAAATAAAACTGTAGCTCTCACAGAAAGAGAGAGGGTCATCATCGAAGAGGCCAGAGTTCAACTAGGACTCGAATCAATGGAAGAAACAATCGAATTTCTTTATCGCCAACGACTTAAAAATAAACTTTTTAGCCTCGCTGGACGTGAAATCGTCAAAAAGAAACGTAGCTTGTAGAAGAAATATGTATCCAGAAACTCAAAGCTTGATTGTAGATCGGTTGCACAACGACTACGGTTTTAAAGTTAAAAACGGTAAATTACGTGGCGGACGTTGCCCTGAATGCAATCACAAAGAGCGTTCGGCTTGGGCACATGCTGAAGCACCATGGGTCGTGTTCTGCCCACGTAAAGTTGAATGTGGGAAAGAGATCTCGATTCGAGATCTTTATCCCGACATTTTCGAAAAGTGGGAGAAACGTTTTAAACCCACTCAAGAAGATCCCAACAAAACCGTGAATGCCTATCTGGTTGAAGGGCGTGGTTTTCCTCTGGAGAAACTTTCTGAACTGACCTATTCACAAGAATACTATAGAAGCCCTGACCATGATCTTGGCTCAGTTACTTTACGCGTCCCGATTACGGATGAAGAGGGTAACGAAGGTTGGTGGCAGCGTATTCTGGATGATCATGGTGTATTGCAGAAAACTACTTTTAAATATAAGTGGGAGTCTAAGACACATGCTTGGATGACACCAAATACCAATTATATTGATTCAAAAGAAATTTGGATTACTGAAGGCATATTCGACACAATCGCACTTTGGCTTTCAGACATCACCAGTTTTTCTGCTTTAACGAGTAACAATTACCCCTCAATTTTCCTTAATTGGTTAGCAAGCAAGTGCGATGGTTTAGGCAAACCACGTCCTAAACTTGTATGGGCGTTTGATAATGATCAAGCTGGCCATGATGGTATTTTTAAAAATTTAGCACTGGCTGCTGCCGATGGATGGGATTGCGAAGTGGCTCTCCCACCTGGTGGGCGTAAAAAGACAGATTGGAATGATCTTTATAAACAAAACCGCCTCACTTTCGGCTATTTAGAAACCTATAAATATTATGGATCTTTGCTTATAGCTGAGAAAGCTGTGGATAAAGGCATACTTATCTACAAGCACAAAGGAACTAAATCATTTCCTTTTGATTTTAACAATCAAGTGTATTGGTTCAAGTTGGACATGGATAAATATGATGACTACATGAAGGGCATCAATTTTGAAGATAAAGACAATCAGGACTGGGCACAGGAAGAAAAAGACAAGGCAATTGAAGAACGTCGAGCAGCTGCCATACTTCATGCAGCTGAAGCGAAGTTAATCATGGATTGTCGACCGCGGGGTTTGTATTACCAATACATGGCTGAAATTGACGAAGCAGACTATTACTTCCAGATCGATTTCCCTCGCGGTGCCAAGACCATTAAAAATACTTTCAGCGCAGGGCACATCTCTTCAGCTTCAGAGTTTAAGAAACGTCTTTTACACATTGCACCAGGTAAATTTTACAAAGGTAACAGCAATCAACTTGATGCCTTTTTAGAGCGTGAGCTTACAGATATTAAGCGCGTTCAATTAATCAATTACATTGGTTACCATGCCGACCAGAAAGCCTATGTTTTAGGTGAATTAGCCTACCAATCAAGTAAACAGTTCAAACTAAACAAAGAGGATTATTTTGAACTTCCAAACAAAACCAACTTAAAGTGTAAAGCTCCTTTTGCTTTAGAAATCAATCCGAAATTTACCGATTATAAAAAACAATGGATTACTGATTTTATCGATGCATATAGCGTTAGGGGACTCATCACATTAACGGCATTTTTTGGCAGCTTATATGCCCAACAGATCCGGAAAATGCACAAATCTTTTCCATTCTTTGAAGTGGTCGGTGAACCGGGTACGGGTAAATCAACCCTACTTTTATTCTTATGGAAATTGTTCGGTCGAATCAAATATGAAGGTGTCGATCCGGTTAAATCCACCAAATCCGGGTTAATTCGTACCTTCAGACAAGTTTCAAATTTGCCAGTGGTATTGATTGAATCAGAGCGTGAAAACGAGAAGGGAACAATTAAGCAGTTCGATTGGGATTCGCTTAAAACGTTATTTGACGGTGGATCGCTGGGCGCACAAGGGATGAAAACGGGTGGTAATGAAACATATGAGCCTCCATTTATGGGCACGATCATTATCAGCCAAAATGCCGAGGTTGTATCGACTACGCCAATTATGGAACGTATCGTTCACACCAAGTTTTGGAAGAGCCAACTTACTAAAAACAGTCTATATGCATCACGCAGACTCGATAAATATGAGCCAGAGGATGTCAGTCAATTCATTCTGCAGTGTTTATCAAAGGAAACAGCGATCTTAGAAGCCTACAAGCATGGCTTTGAAAAATATGATGCGATTTTGCACCAGGAACAAAACAACATCCGCAGTTCACGTGTGGTTCAAAACCATGCCCAATTTATGTCGTTATTTGATGCCCTTTGCAAGCATGTTTGCGAGGTTCCATTAGAGATCCAAAAGCAAGTTCATGCCGAATTTATCGCAATGGCTCAGACACGGGACAAGGTGATCAAGTCTGATTCGATCATTGTGCAGAACTTCTGGAACACCATTGAAGAAATGGAAGATTCAATTAGAAAGGTTGAGCACCATGACAGCGTGGTAAATCACTCAGCCAAAGCAGACATTTTCGCAATCAACTTTGCCCATTTATACAAAGTCGCAGCGGATTATCGATATTCACTTCCTGAAGTAAACGAATTGCAGACTGCGCTTCGTCACAGTCTTCATTACCGCTTTGTCGAGGCCAATAAAGCCATTCAAAGCAAAATCACAAGTTCAACAAAACGATGCTGGATCTTTGAAAAACCAGTGTCATCACGGGATTAATCCCATTTTTAAGGAAAATCATTATGTATAAGTTAAATATTTCAACACCAGCATTTCTGCAAGCTTCGTTACCAATATCGATGGAAGTTGGTGAATTTCTAATAAATCGTTTAAATCAATTAGACAGTCAAACTATTCACCGCGATGAATTACAACAAAAACTGGGCTATCCCGTTGGTGTTGGCTCTAACTCAGGTTCGTTCTTACAGAACGTTTATAACTTTGCTGATGCGATTTTAAATGAATCAAATGCTCATCGTTTCACCGTTCAAATCGAAGCAATCCCAGCACATCAAAAAGTTGATTCAATTTTTTCAGAAGCAGCAAATTTACCTGAACATGGTCGTTCTATTGTTGTGGTCTTCAAAGATAAACAACTTATGTCAAATGTTGAGTACTGCAAAAAATGTAAGGAATGGCATTCACCAAAAGGTGATTTAAAGGAAAAGCAGATTCATCAATGGGCGTATACAGAGGATTTCTACAATTTATTAAATTTGCCTGAATTTCCAGAATCTAAAAAAAGTAACGGTAAAAGCACAGAAGATCTTGCAGATGCTTTAGCCCATCTATTTTTACTTAAAGCACTTCTAGGTAAAGCGAAGTCTGGATCTGAAAGTTCACGTTCATTTTTCTAATTTTACAGGCACACATACAAAAGCGGCCACTTTTGTATGTGTCACACAATCACCGGAGAGCAATTATGCAAAACGATTCTACAGTACAAACCGATCAAGCGGAAATTCCAACACATTTACAATGTGAACCACGTACATACAAAGTCTCCTATGACAAATGGAGTGATGTCTGTGATTTAGAGTTCACGGTTGTTATTAAATGCAACGATGAAATGCTTCATGAGCACAATAATTTTTGGTCTGGCCACAAAGACAGGCTCAAAGAAAATAATGGAGACATTGTTGCAGTCATATTGAAAATGATTGGAAAGTCCGTATTTTTTGCCTGTTTTGAAGGTAAAGAGAGCGTTGGAATCCCTCCTTATAAATGGGGAGTCAATACTATTTTTCAGGAAGAAGGCTGGTATAGCGACTGTTTTGAGATTATCAAAATTCATTTTGAAAGTTATGTAAGTGGTGAGGATTTTGAATTCAGTCCAGTTCTACCAGAAGGAGCTTCTTCATGAGTAAATATGACGAAATGGACTGGAAATGTCGTCGCTGCCGTTGGGTGGGAAATCAAAAAGAATTGATTGGTAAATACAACAAAAAACAGGGCATGACTGACAATGTTTGTCCACGTTGCGAATGTTCGGTTTTTACCCTCGTAGAGCGTAAGGAACAATCAAGTGCAAATTCACGAATAAAACAACGGATAGGAGGTTAAATCATGTCAAATTTTGAAATTGAATATAAGAAATATGCACCTGAATGGGCATTAGCCAAAAATATCGATGGTTCGTTTCAGCATAGAGCAACTGATGCTGCACATAAAATTTGGAATTTTCTAAATAAAGAAATAACCGAATTGAAAAATGAAACTCAACGACTTCAATATATTGTTGGTGAGAAAATAGGCCATCCATCTTCACGTGATTATTTAGATGCTGAAATTTGCAGACAGTTAGATGAACAAAAAAGATTAGGCCAAAAAGAGTTTTTGACGGATAGCGAGATCGAAGAATTGGTCAAATCAGTTATCCGAGACCATCATGAAAATCCAAATAAATATTGGAAAAACCTCTATAAACAAATTGATGATCTAACAAAACAGGTAAGTGCGTTTTCTAATCAGTTATTAGAAAACGACTGCATGATTGATCAAACTTGGTTTATGAAAGGTACGCCAGTCGCGAATTTGATTAAACATGCCGAAAATGTCTATAAGGCTGAAGTAATTGCCCAAAACTCTAAAATAGAATTTGGCACAGATGACAATGAACATTGGTTCGCACATGAAGTGCCATTTTTTGGCAGAGTTCAGATCTCCAAATTTAATGAAAACGGTTTGATTGAGTGGGACATTCATTTCGGTGAATGTTGGCAAGGTCCATTCGAATCTAAATCCCGTTGTATCCAGCATCTTGAAGAGTGCATCGCAGAAAAACATGAAGAAGCGAAGGAGGGATAGCCATGTCTAAATATCAATGTAAATGTGGTGGTCTTATCATTCCAAACTTTGATTTATACAAGGTTGATGATGAAGTAAATTTCTTGATCCAAAAAAGAAAGCGTATTGGTAATGGTGAAATCCTTGTCAATCAAACAGCCCACCAAGGAAGAATTACCAAAATTGATGGCGATGACATCACAGTTAAAGCTGCAGTACGTACTTATGTGTTGTCACGTTATGAAATAACTCCAAAAGATGCACCAGGACCAATCGAATATTTCCGCCTAGGTAAATGTCGTTGTGAACTGGATCAACAGGAGATATCAGCATGAATATGGCTGTCTTAAATTTTAAAAAAATGGGTAGACCATCCAAAATAAAAAGCACCCATGGTACCTGGTGGGATTCAGAATTAATCGTTCTGGAAACTATGCTCGAGGAGCATAAAACATTTACTGAAATTGCAGATGTATTGGATTGTACCGTTAAGCGAGTGCGTCAAAAGGTTGATTGGCTTAGGGTCAGAGGATTACCACCAAGTAAAGGGGGTAGACCAAGACATGCATTTCGTCGTACTCGAGGCAGTTGGTGGGATTGTGAAGTTGCGGTTTTAAAAGCGATGCTTCAGGAAAAATTCAAGGTTCCCTACATCTCAGAAGTACTGGATCGTGACACCAATTGTGTTCATACCAAAATTAAATATTTACAGACGAAGGGGGAGCTATGAGAGGCGTAAACAAAGTCATCTTGGTCGGCTCACTTGGAGCGAACCCTCAATCTAAAAACTTTCCGAATGGTGGCTCTTATGCCCAATTCTCGATAGCAACTTCGGATCGCTGGCAAGACCAGCGTTCAGGGGAATGGCGTGAAAATACAGAGTGGCATCGTATCGTGGCTTATGGCCGTTTAGGTGAGATCGCAGTCCAATATCTTGCCAAAGGCGCAAAGGTATATATCGAAGGATCTCTTCATACACGTAAGTACACAGACGAAAAGCGAATCGAACGCTATGTGACTGAAGTAAAAGTAAGCCAGATGCAAATGCTTGATACACAGCCGATCGCTAACCCAGTATAAGGATAATAATGATGGATTTTCAAAATATTGTGATCGCACGTCAGGCAATCACAGACAAACATGGTACCAATAAACCCCAATTAATCATCCAGAGTGAAATGAATTGTCCTGTGTGTACAACGGGCAAAATGCGCTATCAAATAAGTGCACACAATGGTCATATCGCTGCCGAATGTTCTAGCAGTGACTGTGTAAGATGGATGGAATGAATATGTATTCAAATCGAGGTTTTATTTTCGACACGGAAACCCACAAATTACATGGTGACATCATTGAAGCTGGCTATATTGGTATTGATGTGTTTGATGATGGCTTTTTACTAAAATTATCAAATTATCGTTTTAATAAACGCTATAAACCGAGTGAACCTATAGATTTATCTGCTATGGCCGTTCATTTGATTGTAGATGAGGATCTTGTAAATGCTCCGCCATTTACTGATTTTAAATTCGCGGACGGTGTGAATCCAGAATATCTGATAGGGCACAATATTGATTATGACGTTGATGCAATAACAAGAGCAGGATATGACACAAGCCATATCAAGCGTATTTGCACTTTAGCAATGTCCCGATATTTGTGGCCACAGCTTGAATCGCATAAATTATCTGTATTGGCACTTTATTTGAGTGAAAACAGGTCACAGACAGCGCATGAATTGAGATTTGCACATTGTGCTACTCAGGATTGCGATACCACATTTGAAGTGCTCAAAGCCATTTGCCAGCAAAGACAGATTAAATCAATAGAAGAGTTATATAAGTTTTCAGAGTTGGCCAGAACTCCAACTCATATTTTTTATGGGAAATACAAAGGCTATGCAATATCAGATTTACCCGATCAAGCCCTCGATGACCTCATAGAAAAATCCGACGGTTTCCTATTAAGTTCATTGCGTACTGAATCTTTCAGACGGAATGAGCTCCCATTCTAAACCTATAAAACACCTCAAATGCGCCTCCGAATGAGGCGCATTTTTTTTAGAATAAGTTTATGTAAATTTTAGGAAATATTATGGCAGCGGGTATCGAGTGTCGTGGCAACAGCCTACGAATGTGGATTCTCTATAAAGGAGAGCACATGAAAGAGCCTTTAGATTGGCAAGCGACTCCAGAGCACACAGAACGAGCCAAGCAATGGGCTGAATTGATCTCTTTAGAAATGAAAATGGGAAAGTTCGAGCTTTCAAGACACTTCCCAAATTCCAAAAATTTAAAGGAGAACCAGATCTCGTACTATGCAAAAATTTACTTAGATGACATCAAAAAGGATGTGGCTCCGAGTACTTATGCATCTTATGAAGGGCATGTAAAAAACCACATAAACCCCAAATGGGGCAAATTACATCCCGAAGAAATTGAGACCAAACAAGTGAAAAAGTGGATTAAGCAACTGAAGGAAACCCACAGCAGTAAAACGATCCGTGAAATTATCACTAGATTCTCACAAGTACACGCAGTATGGCGCGACGAGAATAAAGTGGCCTTTGATCCATTCCAAAACATCACCATCCACCAGGCTGATACTCCAGAGCCAGATCCATTCACGAAATCAGAAATTAATCGCATTCTACAAACTGAAACGGATCTCGATATAGAAAACCTTTTGCCATGTTTATTCTGGACTGGCTTATCTATGTCGGAACAGATCCCGATCGCATGGGAAGATATCAACATGGAGAAAGGAACAATTCAAATAAACCGGTCTTATGTTCGTGGTGTTTACCGAGTAACTAAAAATCGTCGTCGAAAGCGTGAAATCAAGCTATTACAGCCAGCATTGGATGCACTTAAAGAACAATATCGCATTACGGGTAATACGAGAACGCAAGTGATAGAAGTACTGCAGCGTGATAACCATAGTTATAAGGAGGAGCGTTTAAGATTCGTTTGGCTCAATCGAGAACGATCGACACATTTTGAATACCACGAATTGCGCTATCGATGGGGCAAACACCTCAGAAAAGCGAAGGTACGAAAAAGGGGGATCAACCAAGGTCGTCATACTTTTGCGAGCCAATTATTATCGAGTGGCCAAGTTCCCCCGGAGTGGATTGCGGAGCAGCTGGGGCACGCTGATACATCTATGATCTATAAGCATTACGGCAAATTGATTGCTGAAGATATGCCAGACTATTTATCTAAAATTAATCAATATATTCAGCAGTAATAACCAAGATAGTGATTCACTAAATAATTACTCTGAAAAGTAAGCAATAAGTACCTGAATTATTTAGGTACTTTTTTTTTATTACTCCATTACTCGGCTAAACATAGCACTCAATAATGCTATTTCTCTTTTTTAACTTTTGCGATCGTTCTCCTGATGCAATGACCGTACCAATGACCATTTATTCCCATATTTGCCATTTTTTAGACTTATGAAATCTTAATCTATTGTTATATATTGAATTATTTTTAATTTGTGTGGGGTTCGAATCCCGTCATTCACCCCAATTTCGGAGCATAGCACAGCCTGGTAGTGCACCTGGTTTGGGACCAGGGGGTCGTAGGTTCGAATCCTACTGCTCCGACCATCATCTTAAAAGATGAGATAAAATACCGCTAAGTTAGCGGTTTTTTTACGTCTGGATTTTTTGAATTTAATAACTTAAATTGAGTCCGTAGCCATAGGTCGAGGCGTACCAATTCACGATAAATGTAGAGATTACAAATATAAGAACTAAGATCATGATGAATTTATAGCTAGCTTTTCTTGCCGCTATAAGGTAACCAGTCAACATGCTTAAGATGAGCCAAAACCAAGTATAGGCCATTAAAAAGTTCTTAAATGAACCACTACAACCTTCTATACATGGCCTTTTATGTTTTAATAAGTTAATAAAAATTTCATGCGAAAGTTGCATTAAAACAATGATAATCATTAGACCGAAGATAGGGTACAGAATCTTTTTTATCATTTGACCTCAAAATTAATAACTTAGGTTTTTTCCATATCCATAATCTAGGCCGTACCATGTTGTTGCTATCCAAATGATTGAAAATAAAATTGCCCAGAAAAATATACTTTTATATGAAATTTTTTTAAGACTTTTTAGATAGGATAAAGCGGCTCCAAAGAAAATTGATATAAGAAATACCCAAAAACAAAAATCATTGTATGCTCGACTACATCCCTCCCGACAAGTATCTCGGTCAATAATAATTAAATACAAATTAGGGACTATGATCATAAGAACAAACGTTACTGTGATTCCAATGCAAATGTATAAAAATTTATTCATTCTTTTTTAGAGAGTCGTCCATTTAATAGCTTAAGTTGAGACCGTAGCCATAAGTCGAGGCGTACCACATTAAAAATATATGTGTAAGAAAAAATAAACTGAAATAAAAAACTAAAAGTAATGTCTTTATTTTTTGAATCGCGTAGTAATAACTTAATGCAATTGTCATAAGTATTATTCCCCAAAACCAATATTTGAGTATGGAAATAAACTCGGTACTGCATCCTTCTTTGCAGGGGATTTTTCCTGTAACAAAAACAAATGGGTCATATGAAAACTGCATAATTGCTAAAATAAATATTACCCCTACAATTGGGTATAGAATTTTTTTTATCATTTGACCTCAAAATTAGTAGCTTAGATTTAGTCCATAGCCATAACCTGTGCTGTACCAAACAATGACTAAATAAATCATTAAATAGAAGGCAAGAAAGGAATAAATATTTTTACGATTAACAGTTTTTTTTGCTAATAAGTAACCAAGTATTGGTGCGATGATTAAACTTATAAGACCAAACGAAAATACAAATTTCCTAAATGCTGGGGCACACCCTTCAGCACATACAGATGAATGAGGAATCATAAACTCATAGATTAGAGGTAGACCAAAAAAAATAATTATTACAAGGATGATACTTAAAATTGGAAATATTATTTTTTTCACTATTTTACCTCGAAAAACCAAATTCTTTTAGATTTACCTAAATCAGCATATAAATAGAATATTCTATTGATACCGAGCGTAAAGCGGAACATTGAAGCCCAATTGGGAGTTAGTGATTTCCCATTCCATAAATCTATATGTCCACCGCTTGCTGCATCTGCACTTTCATCATCGCGTTCCCAATACTCTCCGAAAAATATTATTCCTGTTTTACCTTTGATTTTTGATTGCCAATCTCTCCCTGTTATGACGATAGCAGGGCCAATTCCACAAACAGGTCTTGTTTGAAGCCAGATCGCCATCTCATTCGCTCTTGTTGCTGTTGCCTTATTGTTTAATACAATACGACCAAGCGTAGGTGCTTTCCCTTCAGGTTTAAGATTGTTCTGAGAAAAAGTAGTCATCTTCACGCCTACTTTATGCAAAGTCACACTCATTCGAATTGCACATTGATTTTCAAACCCTTTAGGAGCTTGTCCATTAATGTTGTATGGTGGAGTTTTGTCACCATAGTAATTATCCCATAGTTCTTTAAAGGTAATCGGAACGATTCCCACCATACTACAAGCCGCAACAGAACCTCGTTTGGGATTTGTTTTAACCGTCCCCGATTGATTAACTGGCAT